GACCGCTTCCGCGATCCGTGGGCGATCCCCTAGATTGGCTTATTAAAGCCACCCCAAACTCGTAATTAACGAGAGAAAGAGAGTGTATTACACCCGTCGGTGGATCCAACGCTTAGTTGATATCCAAGTGCCACGTCCCGCATCAGTAACGAACGGCTGCCCGCGAGGGTCGCTGTTCTGATGTTGGGGCCGGCGTAACTTGTACGCATAAAACGCACGCTGCTTGAACTGGATCTCACGATCTGGTACAAACAGCAGGACTCGACACTCATAACCGTGGTTCGGGCAGAAGCGACCCAGATCCCTTACGGGAGATAGGAAGCCGCCATCCGATTCCTCGGAGAACGGGACGAGGTGTCGCCGGTCGTTTAGACCAGCGACTAAGCGTTTACACACCGGAGCAAATGGTGTGCCAAAGATGCGTATCGACCAGCGAACTGCTCGATTGTGGAAGCTGATAACCTCCGCCAGACTAGTTAATGACTCTGTCTGATGAAAGCCGGTTACATCTTGCCCCATGAAGTAGTTACCTCCACAGGACTCGAAGAAATTCCCGTCCTTAAACGACTTTTCGGAATTAACTTTAAAGCCTAAAAATTTAAGAACGCGAACTAGCGGGTCGTAGACGTCACGTTTCACAACGATATCGTCTCCGAAGACCGCCACCGCTCCCCCTCTACTACCAATCTGTTCATTCACAGAAGCCGATAAAGCCCAAAAAATCAGGCTCTCCAGCTCGAACGTGAAAGCGTTTCCCATAGAAGAGAACTTTTCGAGATAAACTCTCTTAGGTTTCCTCCCGCCAGCAAAGCGGGAATATGGTGAGCGCAGGTCCGACAAGTAGTCGAACCATCGAGACGGCAAGAGAAGTTTGACAAGTTGCTTACTGACACTGTCGCTCGCACCCTCGAGGTCAAGAGTGCTGTAACCGTAGGCATACGCGTTAGACGCTAGCCATTGATTCCAGGATTGGTCGTCCAAGTCGACAAACACGCGCTTCAGCCTAGCCCGGAGGTACCTACCAACACCTTGTTGGAGAAAGGTATTCCCGGTGGGTTCGGCGCCGATACAACGTTCTGTGAAAGCACTCTTCGGAACGGTTAAGAACCGATTATGCTCTGTTACAACGAAGTTACAATCCAGCGGGCTAGCATAGTTGTAGGTCTCGCGACCTGTCAACGCAGCTATCCACGCCGGATCGCGGCTCATCACCTTACGGAGATGTGGAAGCGCTTTTGAAGTAACCGACATTCTTTCGGTCATCTTTTTTGACATCTGAGTGCCACGCGGAAGGTCCGTCGTGGCCCCAGTGCTCCAACGGCACTCAGCGGTCACCTTCTTAAAATTGAAAGGACCTAATACCGACTCGATTTTACCTTGGGCCATCGAAATGATGGTTGCTAAGGTGATGACATTTTCAGCGTCTCCGGTTAAAGGGAGATTGAGGAAGGAGTTGTCACCCTCAAGGACGGCAGTAAGTCGCTTATTCGTATGAAAGCAACGTAGTTCACCGGCTGACCAGCTGGTGAGTGCTACGGCCTTTCTCTCCTTCACAGTGGTTCCAGGGAGCCCTTTGAATTTACGCAAAAAGCTATAGACCTGCCAATCGAGAGCGAAAGACTCGGCACTTGAGTACACCCCAGGGTCCGGAGACAGTTTTTTAAGCTGCTTCGGGTCGTGCCTTACGGCAAGTTTTGCCTGGGAGGATAACGTAGTGTTGACGTCATCACAAAAGTCACAGAATCGATCTATGACCGCCTCATCACTGAGGTTTGTAATGTAAGGCATCGAGGAGGTTCCTTAAGGAGTTTTGAGAACGAGCACGAGGGTCACCGTCAGGAAGACGATGATCAAATGTTCAAACTTTAGAACAACCATTGGAAATTCTCGACGATAGCCTTGATCTGCGCGTTTTGGAGTAGCAGGGGCATCATTTTACTGATGTTCTGACGATCCAGCAGCGCAGAACGCTCAGGGAGTGCAAACTCCGTGAAACTACGAACCGTGTAGGCCAGCTGAGGAGCAGGGAGCACGCCAGTCACCGTGGAATTGGTGATATTGGCGAGCACCGGCTCATGCAGATTGACCCGCGCACGGTACGCGCGACCTTCAGACGTTTGACCGGGTGCAGCCGGGGGTGGACGTTTCAGCTCAACGCTGATGCGCCAGTACCCGATAGCATTGGCCTGGCTCTGGTCTTCAAACCAGAACACGCCATTCTTGTCGTATCCCATTGGAATAAACGTGTGGTTGACGGGCGTTACCGCCGCGTCCGCGAGGACGATGTTCGAAGCAGCCATGCTTGAACTCCTTTTACAATCAAAGTTAAAAGAACTACCACCGGAACAACCGGAGATAGGTAGCTACTTAAGCTTTTGCCTCAGGAGAGACGCAGCAGAAAGTAGTCGTTGCCACCCGAGATCCACCTGGAAGGATGGAATCGAGGGGAGCGGATAGGAGAACAGGAGCACCCGATTAAAGGATGCCCTGCGGATGGACGCATTACCTGTAATCAAGAAGTTCCTTCCGGAACTGCTTGGGTTACGTTGGTCGAGCGCCGTCCCATGTCCCTCGTACAAGGCCAGAGTCGACACGAAGCCGCTCTTGAACTTGTTGTCGTAGAGGAGCGCAGTTTCCAAATTGCGCATATAAGATCCTACGTCGTAGAACCAATCCACTACGAACGAATAAGGGACTAGTTCCCATGCGACTGACAGAGGATTGAGCGAGGTCCATTTCGCGAGGGATTGATCATAGTTAGGCGCCAGTTGGATCTGGTACTTTGCTTTAATCACCCCTTGGTACTGGACTTTCATCGTGTAGAACTCCGTCGAGGAGCCCATATCGAGTGCTTTCTCCAAGTTTCGTCGCTCGTCAAGTTTCTGAATAAACGATGCAGAGACTCGAGCGTTGTTACGCACGAATCCGACTACATTACTAGCAATACCATAGATATCACTAATAAGTGGCGACCAGCCATACGTATATTCGCACCATCCATTCGCCCCAAGACTGGTGGTTCTTGAGACTAGCCCCGGTGTTACCGGGACAGGTCGATATGATCGCGGATGACGTAGCTTCAGGCCACGCTGCCACCGTCGAATCGCCTTCTCGGCTGATTGACGCGACTTCGAACGTCGGATTTTAGAGGCTACCTCACGTTGGTAGGACCTCTGCATATCGGCTAACCCAGCCTTGAATCGGCCCACGAGGTTCAGCATCTTCCACGCTTGACCAGTCTCAGCGAGACTGGTGGCGAGGTCGAGCGACCCGCGGACTTTTTCATTTAGCCGGCCCAAAGCGTTTTCACGCACTTTGGTGATGAGCCCTGTGTAGTCCAGGTCTGTGGGAGTGGAACTTGAAGTTCCCAGAGCCCCTTGCCATATGTTCCTCGAAAGGTCCACACGACTCGAAGCAATAGCATAGCCACGCAAGTAGCTATACTCTTCCACGTTGTAACTCCAAGGATTCGCATCCTTGAAGTTGCCCTTTATTAAGGGGCCAACGGAGACGACTGAGTGCACCCACTGGTCGATCGGAGTAACAGTTCGAGATGTTATGAGCCCAAGGGCATTGTAACGGGTCTCGTCGCGAAACCCTTTCGACGTAAGTGTCCCAGTCTTCATTGTTGCACGCTCGCGGTTAGTTGGTGAAACAGCTACGCAGGGCCTCGGTTAGAGGTCCTGTTGGGATGCAATCCCACGCAGGCAGAGGTCCTCTCGGACTTAGAAGAACCTTGCAAAAGGTTCGACGCGCTCTGCAACGCGCAAAGTTCAACCCCGTTGATCTCAGGAAGCAAGGTCGAAACAGACCGCATAATCTTCGTAGCCCGCCCACGCGATGAAAACCAGGATTTCCCCGGTGTTCAAGTTAGCGTAGACAAAGGCGCCGTTGACGATGCGAAATGCGTCATCCTTGTTTGCTTGAGTCACCCAGTCCTTAAAGTCATCAATGACGGACTGTTCGGAAGGGGTCATCAAAGAGACTTCGATGGTTTCAAAGCATCGAAGGAACAATTTGATCGCCCTATCAAATGCCTGATCCTCGATTGTATGGCCGGTAAACCAGCTGTACACGCGACGAGTTTGCACTTGGGAAGAATAGTTACGCATAGATTTCCTTAAGGTTAGGTGAAAAACGGAGG